GCATCGCGCGCACGGCGGCAAAGCCGTACAGCACGTCAATGCGGGTGTTTTCCAGGTCGTTCACAAAGTCGCCACCGGTCATCACGCGCACGTTGATGCCGTTGGGCAGGCGTGCGGTGTAGCCTTCGCAGCCAGCCAGCACGCCCAGGGGGGCAGTGGCCACGGTGAAGGCATCGCGGTGGAACATCAGCGATTGACGGTAGCCCGTCGAAGCCGCACCCACCAGCACCAGAGGCGCACCCGCAGCGGGCGATGCGGTCACGTTCTTGCCGGGGCCGGTCGGCACGATGGCCGGGTAGATCGACAGCGGCGATGCGGTGGCGTCAGCCAGCACCGTGAACTGCTGCAGCTTGCCCGTGTCCTGGCCGGTCAGCGGGTGCACAGCGTTCACACCGGTAATGGTGAACACCTGCCCAGCCTTGAACGCCAGCGACGTGCCAGCCACCACCAGGCTATTGCCGGTCTGCGAAGCGCCGGAAACGGTCACGGTGTTGGCCGCGCCGTTGGTGATGACGGGCAGGCTCTGGTGCTCGTAGAAGTCCGCACCCATGGCACGGCCCAGCGAACCTTCGATGAAGGCTTTGCTGTTGGTGGCTTGGGGGTTGAACAGCTTGCGCGCTTCGTCGGTCAGGTTGACGTTGATCTCGGAGCTGATCAGCGTGTTGCGGTCGCCCGAAGGCGCCAGGAAGCGCTGCAGCGCGGCGCGGGCCTCGGCAAAGGTCTTCATGGTGCTGATGGCGGTGCCGGGCGTGCCCACGAGGTTAGGCGTGGCAATCACGGCGCGCTTGATCATGTCCGCTTCCACCACCGATGCCAGGGTGCGCATCTGGGGGCGAAGGATGCGCTCCTTGAAGTCGGTGATGTCGAGCAGCTTTTCCTTGGCGCCGAACTTGATACCGATGTGCTTTTGCGTATCGAGCTTGAGGTTCACCGCGTCTTGCGTCACGTCAGAGGCGGCGCCGCCAGCAGCGAACACGGCGCCATCGAACACCACGCCTGCGCGTGGCACTTCGATCTTGACGGTGTCGCCCTTTTTGTAGCCGTTCACAGCGTCGCCAAACTCTTCTTGGCGGCCCTTGTTCACGTTCGCCAGGAAGGGGGACTCTTCTTCGAGCATTTTCGCGGCTTCACGCGCGATCATTTGATGGGTGAGGATGGTATTGGGCATGGTTGTCTTTCAGGTCATTTGGGACGGTTCGCCGCGTACCACTCGGCATCGCTCATGGCCTCGACGGGCTTCGTGAACTGGCCTTTGCCACCCCGCACCGGGTTGATCGGTGCAGGGGCGGTGGTGGTGCGCTTGGCGGGGGGGGTGGGTTGCGCTGCGGCAGGGCCGGTGACAGCCGCTTCCAGGCGCCCAATCTCTCGGGCGGCCTGCACGGGCGTCATGGCGTTCAGGCGCTCGGCAACGTCGGGGTGCTTGGCCAGGTGATAGGCCAGCTGCGGCCCCACGTCGGAATCGAGAATCGACTCCAGAACATGCGGCGCGGCTGGCACATCGCTTTGGCCCACCACCTCGGCGTAATCGGGCAGGCCGGCCTGCTGCACACGCTCTTGGTAGAGGTCGAACTGGCTGGCCGTCTGGCGGGCCTGGGCTTCTTGTGCGCGCTCGGCCTGCGTTTGCTGGCTGAACTGCTGCACCTTCTGCTCGGCCTTGAAGTCGGCCAGGGCTTCGAAATACGCGTCGTCGTCTGCAAAATCAGCGCGGGTCGGTTTGGGTGCGTCCGTGGACGGAGGGGGCGACTTGGCTGCTTGCTCGCGCCAGAACTTGGCTTCGCGCTCGGCTTCGTAGCGGGCGCGGGTCAGTTCATCGATGCGCGACTGGACGCCGGGGCGTTTTTCGCTCTTGGGCGGCTCCTTTTCCTCGGGCTTGTCGCCTTCGGGTGCTGCTTCAGCCTCAGAAACGGAAAAACCCGCACTGGGCGGGTTCTGGTCTTGGGGCTGCTCAGTTGGAGCCGCTTCGGGGGTAATGGAATCCATCGTCTCTGGCACGCTCATTGCGCGATCTCCTGCCCGGTGAGTTGTGGGTCGTCCGGTAGCCCACCCGCTCCTGGCGCGTACTCCATGGCGGCGGGGTTCGCCATGGCGCGTGATTCGTCATCCCCAGAAACAGAAAAACCCGCACTGGGCGGGTTCTGTTCTGGTGGTTGTTGTGGTGGCGGGTCTGGCGGCTGCGCGTTGTGCGGCAGGCCTGATTGCATGGCCATCGCGGCCAACTCGGGCGGCGGCTGCATGCGCTGCACCAGCATCTGCACCATGCTCTTGAGTTCTTCCACGTCGAGCCGTCCGGCGGCGTTGATCTCGGCCACGCGCTCGCGGCTGGCAGCATCGATGCGGGCCTTCTCAAGCACGGCCTCTTGCTGCTCAAGTTGCTGGCTCATTTCTTGAATAACCTGATCCATCTGCTGCATCTGCTGCTGCACTTCAGGCGGGATCTGTGGCGGCTGCTCGCCATCGTCCTGATCAGCCATGCCGGGCGGCAGGGTCTTTTTGATGCGCTCGGCAATCTCTTCTGCACCGGGCCAGTCCATCGAGGCCACCACCTTGTCACCAGCCACGTCCATCAGCTTGGGCCAGCTTTGTGCAAACTGCGTCATGGCCTCTGCCGCCTCCTGGCGCTGCGTCGTGTAGCTCGGGCCTGCGGCAATCGTCACGTCGTACTTACCAACGGTCAGGTCGTTGATGACGCGCGTCACGCCGGTTTCCGGGTCTTGCTCCACCCCGTTGACCTTGGCTGCACTGATCGATTCATCCTCGCCCCGGATGCGAATCACCCGTTCCGCGTCATAGATGCGCGGGATCATGTCCACCAGCACGCGGCCACAGTGGCGAATCGCGCGGTTCAGGTTGTCCGTGAAGTGGAAATTGGCGGTGTCGCCTTCCTTCTGGCGTGCCAGGATGGCCCGGCCTGATGTTTCGTTGCCCTGCGCGCCCAGGCTGGCGTCATACATGCCTGTGGTGCTCTTGATGTTGTCCTTGGCGTGCATGGCCATCTGCAGCACGCCCACCGGCACATCGGCCATGGGCTGGCGCTGTGGCGGCGGGGCCAGCTGCCCGGACACCGTGACGGGCTTGTATTCGATATAGGCGCGGCTGCTCTTGTTGGCGTTCGCCCAGTCCTGTTCGTAGCCCTCAAACTGGCCCTCTGCGCCCACGTAAGGCGTCTTTGGCCGCATGGCGACTTCTTCGGTTGCCGCCGTCATCCAGAAGTTGTACATGCGCGCCGGGTCTTTGGCGTTGCGCACCACGCCCCAGCGGTGCACCTTGCCTTCGATGTCCAGCTCCTGGCCGTACACCGGGAACACGGGGATCCAGTGGCCGGGGATGTCGGCTTCCTCCAGCACGTCAAGGCCGGTCATCTTCGCCCACTTGACGGTGCGGCGCATGCTGCTGCGCGTCTTCGCACTCACCACGGCGGCCTCTGGCCCCAGGTCAGACTTCCACGCGGTCGTCCCGTCCTGCAGCAGCACCAGCGTATCGGGCTGCAGGTCGATCCAGTAATACTCTGCCACCACCACGCCGTCATCGCGCAGCCAACCGGCTTTGTAGGCATCGCCCACGCCCTCCCAGCTCAGGCCGTCCGTGGCCGTGGCTTTGGGGTACTCACGTTTAAAGACATCGCGCGGCACCACATCGGTGATGAAGCAATACCGCATGTCGCTGGCCACCGGGCACTGCGCGTAGGGGTCGATATAGACCGACAGCGCGTTGCGCACGCGCGAAAAGCGAATCACCTGGTCGAAGCTGTCCGGCGCTTCGTACTCGGTCAGCAGGCGCCACACGCCAAAGCCATGCGTCGCCGCAGCGTTCACTGCCGTGTCATAGGCCGCATCGGCGTTGCTGTCGTACTCGATGTGCCGGATCAGGCCTTGAATCACCTCGGCCGTCTCGACATCGGCATCATCATCCACCGGGTGAACTTTGATGCTCGGGGTGTTCTGGCGCTGGTCGTTGGTCACCTGCTGCACGATGGCCGGGAGCTGGTTGAACGTCATGCACGGGCGGCCTTCCAGCTTGCGCTGCGCCTCGGCACCAGCGGGCCATTGCTCGCCCTTCAGAAAGCGCAGGTCGTCCACTGCGGCGGCGCGGTTGCCATCCTCGGCATCCACACAGGCGGCCATGCGGTCGCGCGCTTCCTTCAGCAGTTGATCGTGTGCTTTGTTCATGCTTATCCCATCCACCCACCCGCAACGGCGGGCGGTTTGGTGCTGGTTTTGGTTCTCGGTGGTGTGAAGTCGCAGCACATGAGGCCAAAGGCGTCACTGCCGTGTGATGCCCAGTCATGTTCCGGGCCTAAATCGATGCCGCGCTTTTCGTCGCGCTTGGGGTGGTACCAGCCCAGCGCAGCCAGGCCGGCCTCAGTGGTCTCTTCGTTGAACCAGATACCGCCGAACAGGTTGCGCGCTGCCTCGACCCGCTTCATAGCCGCGCCGCGTCCCTGGTTCGGTATGCTGCTCACGTCATAGCCACAGCGGCGCAGCTCACTTTCTGGCGTCACTGCAAACACCTTGTCGCTGGTGTCGCCGTCATGCGGGAGCCTGATCGTCAGCTTGTCCGGTGTGTAGCCACGGTCATGCAGCCATTGCACATGCGTCGCCAGCGGCTGGCCCTGCGCTTCGTAGTAGTCCAGCACCCGCACCTGCAGGCCGACAAACTGCACGATCCACATCGCAAAGCTGTCGGCGGTTTTTCCAGTCCCGCCAATGTCCACATAAGCGCGCAGGCGCATCAGCGGGTCACGCGCAACCACGCCCACGCGCCCGGCCTGTCTGGCTTCGGTCAGCTGCTTGGCGTAATAGGCGCCCGTCACTGCTTTGACGTAGCCGCCCTCCCATATGTGGTCGTACTCCTCGGGCCGCTCGCGCAAGTCGCGCAGCCGGTCGCGTTCCAGCTTTTCCGGGAACTTCGGGTTATCGCGCCAGTTCAGTTCCGCGCAGCGCGTGTTCGCGTCGTCGGTCAGCCTAAAACGCTTTTCGATCGCAGCGTCCTTGCGCTTGGGGTTCCACGTCACCCACAGCTCAGCGTTCCAGCCTTCGCCCTCTTCGCGCAGCGTGGGCACCAGCGTGTTCCATGCTTCGTCCGTGACCGGCTCGGCCTCATCCACCCAGCACAGCAACAGGCGCCCCTTCGACTTGATCGAGGCGATGTTGCGATCCAGGCCAGCAAAGGCGAAGTTGATCCGCCCGTCCCGGCTCTTGATGTACTTGTCACCGATCTCGTAATAGGCCAGAAGCCACGGCTCATCCTCAATCGCCCGCTTCACTTCCTCGAGCGAGGAATCTTCCAGCGAGTTCATGAACTGCCGGGCGCACAGAATGATCCCGCTCGTGCCGGCCATGCCATGCTGAAAACCCACAATCGCGGCCATCTTGGCAAAGCTGCGCGTCTTGCCGGAGCCTCGGCCACCGTGGGCCGCGCGCACGTCCGCAGGCCCGTCGAAAAGATCAATCAGCTTGTTGGGTATCGCTACCTGCGCGGTGGTCATTTCCGCAACGGCACCAGCTCAATGCGGGTAATGTTCTCCACGGGCCCGCCATCCTTGCCGCTAAGCTCCACGCTCGACAGCTTGGCGTGCATGTACGGCGCAGCAGCCACAGCGGCAGAAAGGCGCTCACGCGGCTCCGTGGTTTCGTCCCGCATCACGCTCAGGATGTACTCAAGCGGCGTCAGGCCGTTCTCGCTGGCCTTGTTGGCAATCTCTCTGGTTTTGGTTGTCGCAGCGCCAGGCTTGCGCCCCGCGTTTTTGCGTGCTCCGCCGCGCTTTGAATTGGTTTGATTGTTTTCAATCATTCAAAGGCTTTCAAAGAATTAGAGCGCCATCGGGCTACCCTTGCGGGCTGGCGGGTGCCGTCGCTGCCTTCGCTGGTGACCTGTGCGCACAGGCAGGAGGTAAGCGCACTTTTCCCGGTGCGCTCGCAGCCAGCTTCTACGAATGAGCGGGGGTGATAGGTGTGGGCGCTATCGCTTTTGGAACAGAGTCCGACAAGGGTGTTCGATAGGCCCACGAACTGGGTTGCCGCGCTGGGATTCGAACCCAGGAAGTCAAGCGCATTGGCTCTAGGCGCCGCGCAGACCTTTTGCTCTAGTCACCCTTCGGCCTCTCGGGCACACGGCAGAAACGAAAAAGCCCGCATGGCGTGAACCGTGCAGGCTTGGAAGAACTACACCCGGCGATCAACCCGGATGGCCTGGTTGCCCAGGACTTAAGCCCGATACCGAAGCAGAGCGGGAAATTTTGAAGGCGACTCTCCTACTGGATGCGTCTGATGCTGCTACGGGCTACACATCAGGTGTTCAGCAGAGATTCGCCGCGCGACAGCCTCAGCAGGCTGTGCAATCGACGGCTGCATTATCACACATCCATGGATTGGCGCAATCTTTTTTTAATTGACGTCCTGGCGCGGACAACGCAGTCCTCCATTAGCGACAGCATCAGGCGGCCTGCTTCCC